CTAGATCGTACATCTCCAGCATTCTTTGATGAGCTAGTTCGCAACATGGCAGCAGCTTACGCAAAGACAACAAACGCAGCAGTAAATGCAGCGTTGATCGCCGGCGCAACAGCAGATGCAACAACAACAGTTACATATCCAACAGCAGCAGAATTGCTAGGAATTGTAGCTCGCGGATCAGCTTCAGTTTATGCCGCAACAGCAGGCCTATCAAACCCATTCGCACGCAACATGGTTGTATCTACAGGACAATGGTCAAACATCATGTCTCTAAACGATGCAGGCCGTCCAATTTACACAGCTTCACAGCCAATGAACGCAGGCGGTGTAGTAACTCCAACATCACTAACAGGTAATGTTGCAGGACTTAACCTTTATGTTGATCCAACAAACGCAGGCGATGGCGATGGAACAATCCTTGTTGTGAATCCAGATGCATACACATGGTACGAGTCACCAACTTACCGCCTACGCGCAGAATCAACTGCAGCAGGACAGGTAACAATCGGCTACTACGGCTTTGGAGCAATCGCTACTAAGGTCGGCGCAGGCGCATTCAAGAATAACAAGGCGTAAGCCACACTAAGTCGCTCTGGGGAGTAGTAGCCCTCTACTCCCCAGAGTCTTTAGAAAGGATCATCATGGCACTTACAACAGTTGCAGAATTACGCTCAACACTAGGCGTAGGCACATTGTATCCAGATGCAACCCTTCAAGAAGTATGTGACGCGACAGACGCAGTCTTGCTTCCAATGTTATGGGCAGATACTAATTTTAATGTGGCACACAGCAACACGACCACAGTAGGCACTTTATATTTTGATGAACTTGTCAAAGACACATTTTATGTAGGTCAGACAGTTGTAGTAACTAATAATAAATCGCATCTTAATGGATCAAAGACAATCACAGAAGTTGGCGATTATTCAATTTCTTACGCAATAACAGGAACACCAGCAGCAGAGCCTAAGCATGCAGTGCGACCTTATGGCACAGTTACAATAAGTCCATCTACAGACTGGACGGCTGACATGGCAATCCAGCAAGCAGCTTTAATGATATCTGTAGAAATCTGGCAAGCGCGTACAGCCACCCTTTCTGGCAGTAACCTTGTCGATTTCCAGCCAAGCCCTTATCGAATGAGCGCACAGCTTCTCGCTAAGGTGCGAGGATTGATAGCCCACGCACTAGACCCACGCTCAATGGTCGGATAATGCCACCAGTTGCCATTACCACTCTTAGAACCACACTAGCGACTGCTCTGGTCAATAACGCTAAGTGGCAGACCTTTGCATTCCCACCAGCTACAGTTCTGGCTAACTCAGTTATTGTGTCACCTGATGATCCATATTTGACACCTAATAATAACTCTCAGATTTCTATCAGCCCTATGGCTAACTTCAAGATTGTAATGACAGTGCCACTTTTTGATAATGAGGGCAACCTTAACGGCATCGAGGACACAGTAGTTAGTGTGTTTGCACTCCTTGCTGCATCATCTCTGGTCTATAATGTAAGTGCGATAAGCGCACCTAGTGTTCTCAATGCTGCAAGTGGAGACTTGCTAAGTTGCGAGATGTCCGTATCAATCCTAACGAGTTGGAGCTAACCATGACCGACATGGCACAATGGGAAAAAGAGCAGGAAGCTTTCTTGATCAAAATCGGTCAGGTTAAGCCAGCAGCACCAAAGCCAGTAACTAAGAAAGAAGAGGAATAATCCGATGGCAGTTTATTTAGCAAATACTGGGATTCTAACTGTTAATTCGGTTGATCTCTCAACACTGGTCACAAATGTGGTCATTAACCGTTCATTCGATGAGCTGGAGATAACAGCTCTTGGTGACACAGGTCACAAGTTCGTAAAGGGATTGGAAGCTTCAAGCATCACAATCGACTTCCTAAACGATTCAGCATCTGCAAAGACACTTCAAACATTAAACACTACTTGGGGCACAAGCGTTACTGTGACTTTCAAGCAGACATCAGCAGTTACATCTGCTGAGAATCCACTTTACACAATGACTTGCTTAATCAATAACACAACACCTGTCAATGGTGCTGTTGCTGATCTATCAACTCAGTCTGTGACATGGAATGTCATGGGTACAATCGTAGTTACAACCGCGTAAGAAATAACAAAGGGGCTAACCAATGGCAAAACTAAAGATTACTAAGACAGATGGAAGTGTTGTTGAGGGAGAAATTACTCCAGCAGTGGAGTATTTCTTTGAGCAACAGACTAAAATGGGTTTTCATCGTGCTTTTCGTGAAGAAGAAAAACAGTCACATGTCTATCTTTTGGCTCATGAGGTTATCCGCAGGACAGGTGAAACTGTAAAGCCTTTTGGGATGGAGTTTATCGAGACACTGAAAAGTGTTGAGGTTCTAGACTCTGACCCTTTAGCATAAAGCGAGATCTGCCATTCACCTACCTAATCGCTCGACTGAGTATTAGGTTGCAGATCCCGCCACAAGCACTATTGGAATTAGATAACACCATGCTCGATGCACTTGTGCAGGGGCTAAAGGATGAGGCGAAAGAGGTGAGCGATGCAAATAGAACTAAGAGGAAACGCTGACCTTCGCAAAGCATTGCGCCGCTTTGCTCCTGATTTAGAGAAGTCTCTTAAGATTGAACTAAAGCGCGGTCTCGCCCCAATAGCACAAACAGCTAGGGGTTATGTTCCGTCTCAATCACCTTTAAGCGGCTGGTCTGATAGATCCTTTAATGAGGGAAGTTTCCCTACATATTCTTCTTCAACAATTAAATCTAAGATTGGTTTTAGCACAGCAGTTACAAAGCGAAATGCTAAAGGCTTTAATTCTATGGCTTCGGTATTTAACAATTCTCGCGCAGGTGCTATTTATGAATCTGCTGGTCGTAACGGCGCACAAGGTCAGCCGTGGGTAGGCCCTAAAGGCCCAGCAGGTAAAAAGTATTCACACTCTCGTAACCCTAAAGCTGGACAGCAATTTATTGCTGCTATGCCTCCACTTACAGGAAGCCTTAAGGGTCGTGGTCGTTTAATCTTTAGAGCATGGGCTCAAAACAAAGGCGTTGCAGAAGGCATTGTCAATAAGGCAATTACTACAGCAGAACTAGAATTGTTAAAGAGATCTAGAGCTGGAGCATTAGGGAGAGCAGCGTGAATTATCAAGAAGTAATTAACATTGCGTCCAAGTTTGATGCTAAAGGATTTAAGCAAGCTGAGACTGCTCTAGGAAAACTATCTGGAACTGCCAAGAAATTAGCAGGTAGTTTAGGTTTAGCATTTGGTGCTGCCGCTATTACTGCTTATGGCAAGGCAGCAGCTAAGGCATTCGCAGATGATGAAGCAGCAGCCCTTCGACTCAGCAGAGCAGTTGAGAATCTAGGCATTGGTTTTGCCAATCCTGCTATTGCTGATTTTATATCCAACTTAGAGAAATCAGCCGCAGTTGCAGATGATATTTTGCGTCCAGCCTTTCAGGGCTTGCTGACCACGACTGGCTCATTAGTCCAGTCTCAGAAGCTTCTCAATGATGCCATCACAATTAGCCGAGCATCTGGTATTGATTTAGCGACTGTAACAGAGGATTTAGGCAAAGGTTATGTAGGCATTACTAGAGGGCTTTCTAAATACAACACAGGCTTAACTAGAGCAGAACTTACATCTAAGTCATTTAATGAGATTCTTGGGGTTATCCTCAAGCGATCCGCAGGCGCAGCTGAGGATTATCTAGATACTACTGCTTACAAGTTTAATGTTCTCAGTGTTGCAACATCTAATGCCTCAGAGATTATCGGTGGCGGGTTAGTTGATGCCTTTGCCCTTATTGGTGGTGGCACAGATGCCTCAGATGCCGCTTATGTAATTGAGACCATTGCAAGCGCACTTGCTAAAGTCACAGTCCAGACTGGTAGAACTATTGGTGTCATTCCAACCTTAATTGCTAATCTTAAAAAACTACCTAGAGAAATCTTTTCAGGCTTTGTGGGCAAGCAATTCGGGGTTAATGTCAATGTTGCGCCTAAAGAAAAAGAAGTTAAACTTACTCTTACTCAGAAGCGACAACAAGAACTGCTGGCTAAATTAGAAAAGGATTCCTTGCGCAGAGAGCGTGAAAGACTAGTTCTTAAAAATAAGCAGTTAGCAGCCGACAAAGCCAAAGCAATTATTGCTAAGGGTGAGGCAGCCCTTCTCAAAGGCGAGTCAGTCTTTGACATGGACAAAATCCAAATTGCAGCAGCTCTTACATCTCAGGCAGAGCAACTAGGTAAGGCAACTACTGGGGCTCAGTTGTTGCAGATTGCTAACGACACTGCTCGTCTCAATGTTAAGAAGTCAATCCTTGCCCTAGAGGATGCTATTGCCTCTAAGGATGAAGCATCCATCATTGCTGCTACTAACAAACTTAATGCTGATCTTAAGATTCTTGGTGCTTTAGGCTTACAGGATATAAAACTAAAAGACATCAAATCAATTCTTGATAGTCTCAAGCCTAAAGACTTAATTAACCTTGCCAATCTAGATGCTGCTATTGCCAAATTAAACGCCATGAATGCTTTAACTGGTCAGCCTAAAATAAGTGGTTCAAGCGGATCTAGTTCTTCTGGAATCCCTGTTGGAGATTTTGTAGAAAAGATTCCTACAAGCGGCGTGTCAATGGCAGCAATCTTAGAGTTCGCCGATGCAGCTACAAGAAGAGCCAATGCAATGGCTGACCTGCTAGATGCACAGAATGCAGCAGATGCAGCAGCATTTGCTAATAGTTCTCTCAACAGCTTTAACATAACTATCCAGACTGGTGTAGGAGACCCTAACGCTATTGCTGAAACTCTAGACCAGTATTTGCAGGGCGCTGTAGATCGTGGAACTCTAAGGCTTCGATAATGACATGGCTACCAGAATGGCGTGTGACAGTAGGTGATGATGTTTATACGACTGTCACCTCTGTGTCCTTTGCCTCTGGTCGCTTAGACATTGATAGACAAGCTACTGCTGGCTACTGCCAAGTTCAGATTATTAACACCACTGGAGCAGATTTCACCATCAATGTAACTGAACCAATCACCTTAGAATTAAAGAACTCTAGCGGTACTTATGTAACTGTATTTGGTGGAGAAGTATCAGACTTTAGTATTGGTGTCAGAAGTCCAGACGAGACTGGCTACATAACTACTGGCACAATTCTAGGCATCGGATCACTGGCTAAACTGACTAAGGCTGTCTATAACACTGCCCTAGCAGAAGGTTTAGATGGCGCACAGATTGCAGAAATACTAGGCCAAGCTCTCAACCTTACTTGGGCAGAAGTTACGCCTACTACAACTTGGGCAACCTATCCAGCAACTGTTACATGGGCA